AACAATGAGAGAACGACGTAAGCTTCCGCTTCATACGGGCGGGATCTCCCATCCAAGAAAAATGCCACCCAGCATCGCAGTCGCCGTAAACCAAGTCGTTCGGGTTTCTACGAATTTCCGAAAGTGTTTGATCCAAGTGCTCGTGGAGGACAACTGTGCCGCAAGTCCAATTTGTAGGGGGTTTAGATGTATCGCGCTCTGGGTCAACCACGCGAAGATCGGCTCTCCCGTAGAACATCGGCATCGACAACCGGACGCATCGCTGAGGATCTTGTTTTGCCAGATCAACTGCGGCTAAAAGCGCATCTGCTTTAGGAATCTCGTCGACGTCACTAAAGAAAAATACAGAATCTGGTGGAGTCATCCGCATACCTACAGCCAAGGCATCCCGTTGGGAGTACTCCCGAACCCAAGGATTTGGCGCAATGTCCGGAGGAGGTAATTCGACGTGTAGAACTTGAATCTTCTCTTCGGGAAGACCCAGCGCACGAATTGTTTCGACGCATGTAAAATCTTTCTTATCACCCTTAAAAGTACGGTCTGCATCTGTAATAATGAAACCGTCTACGATGTCTTTAAGAATATTGACGCGAAGCTCTAAAAGCTCTTTTTCGTCAAAATACAGAAAGCAGTCAAACAGCACAGCGTCTCTGAAGCTGTCAGTATATTAACGCATACTCGGAGTTACGTTACCGTTTCTGGCACGGACAGCTTGAGCTGATTCCGCTGCACGACGATTCGCGCGTGTCTTTTGCATCAGCTCCTGTTTGATATCCTCCATAGGATCCCCCGTGGGCTGGAATCCTTCCTCAAATACACCATAAGGTGCGTTCATAGGAGGTACAGGAGCATTATAAGCTTGATCTTCTAGTTGACTTGTATATTCATCGCTACGCATACTGGCTCGCTGAGCTTTCATCTGACGACGAGCTGCTAACTCCTGAGCGTTAAATGCACGAGTAAACAGATCACCGGCTTCGAGAAACGGATCAGCCATTTTTAGAAGTCTTTCTTCTAATGTACTCGGAAGCGCGACGTCTTGCCTCCCTCGCCTTATCCGTGTTCGCTACCTGAGTATTTACAGGTTTATTACCTGCTGTAGCGCGTTTCTTTTTTTCGTCGGTTGCCCGACGTTCTTCAGGACTAAGAGAAGCCCACGCGGAACGTGGCAGATATCGCTCAGTTCTCCCTTTCTCGCGTGCTTTGTCAGCCAAGGCCACCCATCATCGCTTTAGCCGCTGCTGCCCTAGCAAGCATCTCGTTTTTAAGAGGATTTACCAGACCCTGGGCAATCACGTCCGATGCCGTTTTACTTTTAACAGCTCGAATCAAATCTTCAGCGTCACCAAGGACTCGTTCCCGGAAGCTCGAACCTCCGGAAAGATAATTAACGAGATCTGTGGTGTCCATGATTAGTCTTTTTTGGACTTTTCGTACTCTTCACGAGTTTGCCAGTCTTCTTTAGACCAACGACTAAGGCGGTTTGACGAAGACTTTTTACCCTCGTAAGTACCGCCAGCTTCTTTATAGTACTTGGTTGCGAGCTGCATCGCTCGTGCCGAGTGCCCGCCTAGTTTTTTACGAGCTTTAGCTTTCGCCGCTGCCCATTTTTTAGGATCTCGTTTTTTAGCTATTTCAGCCATCAGTACAAAACGAAGACTCCACCAATGCTACCGCTAATAAGAGCAGTGCAGGATAAAGGATAGATTTTATCTCCCTGTAAATTCTCAGCTCTAGCATTTTGTCCTGGGGCGTCAGACATCTCTACTGCGAGGTACCCTTTTGCCTCATTAGGCGCAGCATCAACAAAGATCGCGCGACAAGCAGGAAAATTTACACGCCCCTGAGCTGGCGCCCAACCAAAGCCACTGCTGTAAGGAAGACTAGCCGTCTGCCCGTAAATAGATCCAAACGCTCTTACGTCCATGAGTGATTTCTTTTCCTACATTATAGGTTCACTTTTCGCTCTCTTCGATCAACCGGTCCAGGTACCATCTTGCTTTTTTCAAATCCTGAACTTTGTTTTTGTGTTCTGTACGCCAGAGGTATTTAATGATGTTGCCACGGCAGTAGCTTTTAAACCCTTCGAAACCTAAAGCAGCCTTAAGCGCTTCGATACACTCAATTCCACCTTGCGTATAATGCGCTGGATGATTTACAGGATCATTAAGCGGGGTTAAACCAATAAATCGTTCCGTGTTCCCGCTCGACAAATCGTCGCAATCTGTACGCGTCATCTCTAAATAAAGTCTGTTGGTAGTGGTGACCGTTCAGAACATAACACACCGACACATACTGTGCACCTCGATGCGGCACTTTACAACTTAAACATCTGTTTACAGTCTATCAAGTGATTAGACTTCTTAAGAAGTTCTTTAGTGTACTTAGTGTCGTCGTGTTTAATTAAACAGCACTCATGCGGAACGTAACGGTCTTCTTCCTCAACTACAGGTATCCAACGACGATGCTCGTACCCTGTAGGAACACTTTCAAAAGCTAATCCCATCGAACTGCGATCAGCTAAAGGCCAATTACGGATTCCGACAAGTTCATAGCTATGCACAGGGTCCATACTCTGGCTTTTAACGTACTTAACGGCATCCTGTTGATCCAAAATCATCGCACCGTAGTAGGGGTTTGACACCTGTGCGAAAAACTTAATCTCTGGATCAACCACGAGCATTTTTTTAACTTCGAATCCGATGTCGTGCCAGACGTTTGGTGTCTCTCGCGTCAAGGAGAACGTGTGGTAGTTATCGAAAGGGATTTTCAGACCCTCGTACTCCTCGTATCTGACAAAACCCGGCTCAAAACCCGCTGCGCTTAACCTGTTTTTCCATCTGAACCAATATTTTAAATTTTCATACGTCAAAATCATATCGTTCTCTTGGTAAACATAAAAATCGGCTGTGTAATTCATACAAGCCAAAACAAGATCAGTTTTATGCGCCCAAGTAAGCTCCCACCCGGAATATTCAGGTCCGCAGACCTTTATTTCTATGTCTAATTCCAAAAAATAAGGCTCTAAAATACTTTTTAGAGTCTCTACGTCTTTTTCAGACTCATAATCTATGTAAATATTTATTTTTACTTCTAAGTCATAGTCTAAATAAGCACGAACAGTGTTAACTAAAGAATTTATACGTTTTAAAGGTTGGTGAGCCGTTATCGCGACCCACATTCGAGACCCAGAGAGCGTGGAGGTGTGAGTTTTCATCAGTATTCGATCGAGAAGTTCCCGCGACGCTGTAAAAATGTAATCAACCAAGTGTATGCGTCTAACAAATCGTCATGAGCTGTAGCACCGACGTTGATCAACTGGTCAAAAAGACCATCGAACTTACGATATTTATTAAAGGTCACCTTTTTATTCTCTAACAACCCGAGAGTGCCCCTAAATCTAGCAATTTTGTCCCCACGAAAACCCTTGACTTCGTGAATGTGAAGATTACTTAGACCCCGTTCGTTAAGAAGCACCCGCCTTAGGTCCGCCGCAAGGGATGCTTGGTACGCAACGGACTCAACCACAAGCGTAACCGTGGAATATGTAGGGAAAAATTGTCCATCTTGCTGCGTCAGGATGCCCCATTCCAGCAGCATGTCGCAGAGCAGGTCGATTTTTTCAAGGTTTCCGATGGATCGGCATTGGTGTGCATCGATTATGTAGTAGTTATCCTTAAGACGACCACCTAACACAAACGCTGTGTAATCACTTGTTTCATTTTTACTGGCGGAGAGGTCGATACCAACAGCCAAACTGTCAAACTCGGTAACAACTTCACCCTTAATAAGTAGGTCAGGGGACACAACCAAGTCAGAGGTCATGACCGGTTGCTGCTGATATTGATACGCGAACGCAACGGGGTCGAGTTCCTTCTGACCCAGCAAGTAATCTGCGCTCCACTGTTCCGGCCAATAGCTGACTGGCTCCCCACGGTCGTCGTACGTAATGGCTTCCTGCGTTACTTGTTTCCACCCTTTTTCTGGGATAAACATCGTCTTATGGATATCCAACGGATGGAAACGAGTTCCCAGGCAAATCGATCTTCCACCTTCAAAAATAATCGGAGCGATCACAGAGCTCCAGTTATTATTCATTTCATCCCTAATAGCAGGGTTTTTAATATCTGCACTAGACTTAATAGGGTCATCTACGATAACAATATGAGCACGCTTTGACGTAATAGAGCCTCGAAGCCCCGCAGCACGCAGGGTAAATTCTTCGTCACCGAGCCTAGGAATACCAGCGTAATCAAAGTCGATCGACCAGCCGATATCAGACTGCATACCTGATCGCAGCTTCACCCGTGGGAACACTTTGCGATAGTCAGGAGAGTCGATAATCTGCTTGATAATACGGCTCTTAGGAATAGCTGTAGCGATGTTGTACGAACAGTAGATAATCTGTAAGGGTCTCTTCTCCGTCGTGTGCCGTCCAATTATCCACGCGGTAAACAGGTTTAATACGGTCGACTTTGCTGAACCCCTCGGTGCCAGAATATCAAGGTTTTGTCCAGCAATATCTAGTAAGTACTTATTAGATTCACCTGTAATTAAGTGTCTGTGCCATTCCAGCATGTGACGCGCCGGAGTTTTGTCTAGAATAGTACAAAACGTATGGAAGTCGTTAGCCGCTCTAGTGTATATAGTATCAATAGATTTGTCTGTGCTTTCTGAAGCTCTCTTAGCTTGCAGTTGAGCACTACGACGGTAAGCGAAAGAAGCGCGGCTAGGCATATCAACAAACTGACAGTACTGCTATATTGATTGTACTAGAAACTCAAACCAAGCATGGCGAAAATTCTCTGGTATGGAGATGCTTGTAGTAACAC